AGTGTACTGTACGACACAGGAACGGGAGAATATACGGTGCAATACACCGGAGAATACCAAATAACGTACGGCGGATTCAATACACAGGCGGATGCGTTCTATGTGGCAAATAACCCAGCAACGTACGGAACCACTCCAATAGTGGGCGGCGCAACGGGCGAATACATAGAAGCTACAGAAACGATATTTTTAACGGCTGGCGACAAAATAGTACTTAAATTTATAGGTAACGCGCCAAACAGACAGCCGCAAATTTTTACCTTCATTATCAAACCAGCGTTTGAGTTTAAAGCGGGATACGAAATAAATTTGGGTGTACAAACGCCGGACACTTGGACAATGGCCGATTTAATTCTAGGCTTTTCCCGTGCGTTTAACCTGCAATTTTTCACGAACGTAGAAACGGGAAGAGTTAGGATTGAGCCGCAGGATGGGTACTACATGGGAACGACCTACTCGGAGGGCTTCTATCAAGACACTACCCGCCTAGACTTTACAGCAAAAATCGACTTGGCTAAAAAGGCAGAACACAAGGCTGTGAACGAGCAAGCGGCACGGCTGGCGCTAAAGTGGGCGACCGATAGCGGCGACGAAAACGCGGAACAAGTAGACCGGGATTCTATGTTGCCCAGCTTTGCAGGTGCCTACAACTACCCGACAGACCGATTCCAGGAAGGGGAAGAAGTGGTAACAGTGCCGTTCTTCTTCAAGTGTATAATGTACAACGCAACCGAAATAAAACACCCTGTTTTTGGAGCTGCGAAAACGCCTCTTTTGCCTATTTTGCAAAAGACGCTAGTAGGAGGCGATCCAGTAGCAGCAGGCGAAGACACAGGGCCGCGTATTTTGTACTACGCAGGGCGCCGCGCTGGCCTGGATGGCTATGTAGCCCGCGGGCTTGGTTCGCCTTATGATTATCCCGCCGCTTGGTTTTTCAATTACAACGACGCAGCAGGCAACAGCCCGAGCCTTTCCTTTAGCGATGAAACGCCGAACGCATACGGATCCGCAACACTTGGTTTAATGGCGCGGTACTGGCTGCAGCGCATAGGGCGCGTAGAATGGGGTGAAACAGTAAAAGAGTGGATATTCTGGAGAACAAACGACATTTTAAACCTGGACTTTAGAAAGAAGCTGTTAATTGATGGCCGCACCTACATTTTAAAAGAAATAGATGGGTATTTGCCAGGGTATACGGGAAGTCGAAAAACAGTACTGGAGGCAGACTACATTCTACCCACTACGCGCAGCAGCGCAATAGACAACACTAACATTCAAGGCCTACTAAAATAAGACATGACAACACAAAAAAAGATACTTTTTTCTGTAGAAATTGAGGGAACCGAGCAGGCTATAAAAACTCAAAAGCAGCTAGCCGACGCGGTTAAGCAGGTAACCGAGCAGCTCAAAAACACCGAAATAGGAACCAACGAGTACCGGAAATTAGAAACCGAACTCGGGAAGCTGAAAAATGCGCAAAAAGACGTTGCGGACAGTCAAAAAGTTATACAGCGCGAACTAGAGGTGCAAGCTAGCGGGGGTGCAAAGACTTACCGCGCTTTAAACGCCGAGCTGGTAAACCTTCGGAAGCTATACAAAGAACTTACCGAGGTCGAAAGAAATAGCCAGATCGGCGCAGACATGCGCAGGCAAATTCAAGCGCTGGACACAGAGTTAAAAGACATTGATGCGTCGATTGGTCAATTTCAGCGGAACGTCGGTAACTATGCGCAAGCTTTTAGCCCGCTTCGGGACATAATAGCGCAGAGCGTGCCCGGCTTTGGCCAGATGGCGCAGGGAGCCGAGGCGATTAAAACAGGTATTGGCCAGGTGGGGCAGGCTGCTAGCCTTTCCGGCAAAGCAATCGCGGGTATGTTTGGAGCCTTCCAAGCGATTAGCATAATATTAGAAGGTGTGCAGGCGATGCGGGAATTTGCCAAGGAAACCAACGAGCTACGGGGAAACATTCAGAGGTTGAGCGGCGAAACGGGCGAAGCCGCGGCAGCCGCCACGGGGCGAATAATTGCCCTCGGTAATACATTCAAGGCCGATCAAGAGGAACTACTAAGGGCAACCACTGCCATAAGCGTAAACTTTGGCATCAGCTACGAAGAGGCACTCAATAAAATTGAGCAAGGCTACCTTGCAGGTGCAGATGCAAACGGTAAATTTTTAGATGCCTTAACCGAGTTCGCACCAAAGGCGAAAGGCGCAGGCGCAAGCGCGGACCAGCTAACACTAGCATTGACGCAGGCAGGCCGAGCAGGTTTGGAAGAGGAAGAAGTACTTGAGAAAATCATCCAAACGTCTGACAAGCTAGAAGGTAGTACAAGCGATTTAGTAGACACTACTGACGAGCTAACAAAAAAGCAAATTGAACAGCTAGCAGTTGAAAACGAAATAGCAGCCGCAAAGGTTGAGCTATCTAATAATGTTACAAAGCTATTCGGAACGCAAAACGGCTTCTTCGATTATTTGCAAAGCACAGGCTTAAAAATTCTTAACAAATGGCTTGAGGGCGTTCAAAAAATATTTGCAGCATACAACGGGCTGTACGAGGCCGGAAGGCTGTTATTAGATGGAAATTTTAGTATTTCAGAATTAACAACAGCTTTTAATAAAGGTTTTGCCGATTCATTAGCAGCAGGCGAAGAAGCCCTAAAGCAGCAAAAGCAAGCGGAAGACAATATCGCGGCACTGCAAGCGCAGGCACTAGCGGACAAAGACAAGCGGGACAAGGAAGAAAGTGACCGCCAAAAGGCCGAGCGAGAACGCGATGCAGCGAAACGGATTAGGGAGCAAGAACAAAAGCAGCAGGAAGAAGCAATAAAGGCGCAACAGCAATACAACGATGAGCGCTTGCAGCTATTGACAGAGCTAAACAAGCGCCTAGCTGATGGGGCTATACAGGCAATACAAGACCAAACAGCGCGGGAAGTAGCAGAGGAAGACAAGCGTCTGGCAGACGTAAAGGCTGCACTAATTAAGCAGCGCGAAGAGTTTATAAAAACGCAAACGGAAACCCGCGCAGCCTTGGTACAGAACCTTGGCAAGAACGCGGCCGAAGTACGCGCATTTGATGCACAGGCAGCAAACGATCTGCTAATACAACAGCAGCAGGCAAACGCGGTTATAGAGCAGGAAGAGCAACGGCACGAACTGCGCTTGCGGGAAATTAAAAACAATGCCACACGGCAGGAAGCGACCGACCGCTTGGCCCGCATCCGTGCAAGCCTGCAAGCAACGCAGGAGGGTTTTAAGATTGAAGCAAACGCAGCAGCGCTCGCACTAAACGAAGCGATCACCGAGGCGCTGCAAGCAGGAGGCACAGATGCCGAACGCGGGGCAGCAGTGGTGCAGTTACGCCTAGAATATGACAAACAGCAGGCGCAAACCCAGGTACAGCAATTAGACCAGCAGATCGAAGAAATACAAGCGAACCTTGAGCGCCTGGCAACAGACGACACGATCACAAACGCGTCGATAGAAGAGTATAATTTTTTGGTACAGCAGCTTGACCAGCTAACACTTGCGCGTTCTGAAGCCGAAAAGAAGTACACGGAGATAGTAGTAAACGAAGCCGCCAAGCGTGACCAGACGCTAAAGCAGCAGCAGGAACAAGCGCTTGAACAACTCGGCCAAATAACGGCCATATTTGACCAAATACAGTCCGCAGCAGCGCAGCGCGAGCAAAACCGCCTAGATGAGGCAGCGGAAAAGAATAGCGAACGGATCCAAGAACTAGAACAGCAGCTCGAAAATGCAAGCGGCCAACAAAAGGCACGTCTGGAGGCGCAGCTAAACACAGAGAAGAAGAACGCGGAAGAGTTAGAAGCAGAAAAAGAGCGCCTAAGAAAAGAAGAAGGGCAAAGGAATAAAGCGTTTGCAACGGTTCAAGCGATTATCAACACCGCCTTAGCAGTTACCAGAGCGCTTGCAAGCCCTGGCGGTTTAATCGTTGCGGCTATTGCAGCAGCGCAGGGAGCGGCACAAATTGCAACGATACAAGCACAGCCAGCGGCCGAAGGCGGTTTAATGGGCGGCGACGTGCCGCAAATAAAAGATGGGCTAATTGTGAACACGCCCAACATTAAGCAGATGCGCAACGGCGACAACATACTGGCAACCGTTCGGCGTGGTGAAGTAGTGCTAAACGAACGCCAACAGGCGCTACTTGGAGGTGCTAGTACATTCCGTTCAATCGGCGTGCCTGGCTTTGCCGCCGGTGGTGTAATCGGCGCGCCTAACATTGTCGATACGAACCGCGAAACCTTGGCGAAGCTAGAAGAACAGCAGCGTTTACTATCTCAATTTATCCAGGCAACAAACGCCCGAATAGATCGGATACAGACCTACGTAGTCACTGAAGACATAGTGGACGACGTGCAGACAGCTAACCGCGTGCGAACAGCCGCCGTACTAGGCTAAAACACTAGACTAACCTTCGTTTTATTCGGCGGTCGGGGTGCTTTATGCGCTATCCGGCCGCCTTTTTCATTTTCTTTCAAAAAAAGTTATAAAAATATTTTTATAATCCATTCGGGCGGCTTACCTTTGCCTAACAATTAACGCAACACGCTAACAATTTAAAAATTTCAGATCATGACACTTCGCGAATTAGAACAACGCTTCAGCAGTAGTGTAGTCCTTCACGGCATTGTCCGCGCTTACTGGTACGACAAACGCGGCAATATGCGGGCAACTAAAACTACAAATACAAGCGCTTACGACCGAATTATGGCCGACCACAAGCTACCACGCAAGGCGCACGGCAACTACGGCTACACTCTTAAACAAGCATACGAAGCACTCTACCGCTCACATCCCGAACTTTACTAAGCCATGAACTACATTTATTTTTCGCAAATTGCCCAGATGCTACTAGCAGCCAAGGAAAAAGGTAAAGATCACCATGTACTGCGCCGCTTCTTCTTCGACATAAAAAGCACGGAGAACGGCAAAAACTGGCAGAAGTTGCCGCCAATTAGCAAGCACATGATTCTGGCACACTACTTGCTTAATAATTACAAGCAAACCACTTTAGAGTCTTTCTTTGGTTAGACATTAAACATTTTTCATTCGCATTTAGACATTTTTTAGACATTCATGAAACTTTTATTTTTCGCAATCGCAACAGCAGCCGCAACGACAGCCGCAGCGCAAACACAAAAGCCGCCTGTACTGGCGCCTCCTGTACCACCTTCAGAGGCAGCCTGCTTTAAGGTAGTTGCAAAGCCGAGTATTCAAATACAAGGCGACACACTTACCAGGCAATCAGACACAACGTACTACTACGAAGGCCGAGTAATTAACAAAGCCAGCAAGGTGACAATAACACCCAAGGGCATCACGACTACCGACAAGGTCGCCACTTTTCAACATTCAATCATTATCAGCCATGAACAAAGAGCAGCTAATTAATAACATATCACGAGGCGACATTCGCCTTTCATTCACTAGCCTAGAAAAATTCTCTATTTCGCCCAAGGCTTTTATAAATTACAAACTGGCAAAGTTTGAGCAGACCGAAGCTATGCTTTTGGGGCAGCTGGTACACATGATGGTGCTAGAACCTGACAAAGTCAGTACCTACTTTGTAGAGGCTCCAGAAGTAAACGGAGCGACCAAGGAAGGAAAAGCAGTTTGGCACAACTTGTACTGCCAGTACGTCGAACAAGTGCCAGCGGAAGGCTTTAAGATGACAATTTCTGATATTCAGACCGAAATCGCAGCAAGCGCAAATATTAATATTCTACCCGCTAAAACTTTTCAGGCTGCAAGCCTTCGCGCAAATGCGATCCTAGAAAACGAAACGGCAAGCGACTACCTACACGGCGAAGTAGAAGTCAAGCTGCCGGAGGGTTTTGAGCTGTTCGGTCTGCCCTTTTCTGGCCGCGCCGACTTGGTGAGCTTTGGCAACGGTTTTGTGATGGATATTAAAACAATGGCAGACGCAACGCGCAACAACGCAGCGCGGGAAATTGTCAAGAAAAAATACCATTGGCAGGCTGCTATTTACATGGAGGCCTTCCAAATAGAAAGCTTTTACTTTGTTTGTGTGGATGGGAGTGGAGAAGTAAGTGTGCACGCGCTAAGCGAAGGAATGAAAAACCAGGCACTTGCAGAAATTAAAATGTACTGCGAACGCTTTAAGGAAGCGGTACAAAATCCCGAACTATTTAACCAGTCGCAGGAGTTCTACACCGGCGGCGTAAACCTAATTGATGTTTATGTTAAAGGATAATTTATACAAAGTGACAGGTGACGATAAAGTCGCCTTTGTAAAAAAGCAAGGCGCGAAGGTTTTAATTATGGAGAAGCAGGGGCAGCTTGCTAACCGTGACCGGATCCGGCCAGGCGACTTGGAAGAAATCGACGAAAGCGCGGGGTTAATTATTTACCCAAGCACTGGCAGTATTACGGACACAATCGTCGAGGCCTTCAATGCTTACGAGCAAAAGCGGAAGCCGCGCTGGTTATGAATAACGAGCTTTTTAAGACGCTTCTTGCAGTCTTAATCGGTGCGGCCCTTTACAAGCTATACTACACAGGTAAAGAAGCGCGGGAAGGGCCGCCCGTTATTCCAATAACAGAGCAGGCGGGCAACTACCTAGTAATCGCTGGAAACTTCGCCACGGTTGAAAACGCTACGCCAATAGTCTTGCACCTTCGGGAAAAAGGCTGGCGCACTGCCTGCGCCATGGCATACGGCGAAAGGTATAGGGTAGTAGTTAGTCGTCACGAAAAAGAAATACAAGCGTATCAAACAAAATCAGAGCTGGAAGCGCTAGAGGTAGACGCTTTTGTAATAACTTTAAAAAATAAAAGTGATGGAGAAAAAATACAAAACAATGGGCGAACTAATTGAAGCCCGCAGAGCGCGTGGCAAGCTGACAAGCAAGTCTCAAAAAGATAGACTTCGCAATAATAAAACGTTCTACAAGACCGGCGAAGATGGCCGGGAGTACTGGAATGAAAACACAAAACTTAATTACGTCACCGGCTTTTATATCGACCCGAGCAGCCAATTTCATGCAAGATCTTCAAAATGGGACCTAAGCACATTCAAATTCCCGAGAACGTGGTAGAAATCGTTCTCCGTACCTGGAACCAGGCAGATTTTACACAGCAAGACCTTGCTGCTATGTTTGACTGGTGGAATATTACCTTCCCGTACGACGCGCAAAAAATAACCTGCAAGGGATGCCGCACGCGTGTCGTGTCTAAATTACGCTACTATGTACAGCAGCAAAGAGGTAACTAACGCACACAAGTCGTTCGCCGCTCTAGTGGTTGATAACTACCAAAAGCGCTGCAAGCGGCTAGAACGCGAAGAAACGCTTGAGGGTTTGGTATTGTTTATGGTGCAGCAGCAGGTTATTAGATGGCCAATCTTAATTAGGTACATGATACTTGAAAAATGGCCTAGTTATTTGTACCGCGCCAACGGCGCAAAAACGCAGGCGGTTAAGTTGATGGAAGCAGAACTACCAACAACTGACCGTACTATTTGGACAGTACTAAAAGATCAAAGCAAAGTACTAGCTAGTCGCAAACGCTGGAAGTATTTATAAGTACATTGTAGGGTTATTAGCGAATTTTCGCGAAATTTTCAGCAGGTGCAACGGGGTAACCCTTGCACCTTTGTGCGTGTATGGAAGCAAATAGCCAAATATTAGCACGTAAAGCAGACCATTTCCGGATGGCAGTAGCGCCGGAAGGCGGTAAAATAATCGAAATCTTTAATGAGATTAGTGAGTGGTGGGGATATGGCCTTCCAATGTTGGCCAATGAGCTAAACGGCCACAAGGGCAGCGTATTAGTAAAAATAAACAGCGTAGGCGGCGACCTGCTGCAAGGCGTGGCAATCAAAAACTACCTTAAAGAGTTTAACCCTATTATTGAAGTAATTGGCCTAGCTGCTAGCTCTGCAACAATTATTGCTGCCGCAGGCCGCTGGGTAAAAATACATGAAGGCGCGCTTTTCATGATCCACAATCCAATGAGTACGGCCGGAGGCAGCGCCGCAGAGCTGGAAGGCGACGTGGCAGTTCTTCGGAAACTAGAAATGGAAATGCGCTCAATTTATGCCGCTGCCATTCGCGCGCGTGGCAAAATGAAAGAGTACAACGACGCAGAACTAGACGCAAAGCTAGCCGAGTGGATGGATGCAGAAACCTGGTTCACGGCAGCCGAGGCGGTGCAGTACGGGTTTGCCGACGAAGTTGTGAAAAGCGCGGAGGCGCGGGCAAACATTGAAGCGCAGGTAAAGTCAAGGTATTACGCGCAGGCTAGTTTCAAAAATATGCCTGCATTTTCAGAAAGCAATAAACAGCAGGAAGCAAAAATGAGCAAAAACACATTGAGCGGCTTTTTGGATGGTTTGAAGAATTTAATCAACCAAACAGAAGCAGCAGCAGAACAAACGCCTGTAGAGGCGGCCGAGCAGATGCCCGAAGAAGTGACCGCCGCAACGGAAGCGGAAATCGCGGCAGCTGTTAAGATGCTAACCGACTTAGGCTACAAGGTAGAGGCTCCAGAAATGGAAACCGAAACGGTAGAAGTTGAGGTGCCAGTACCAGCAGAGGCAGGCAACAAGGAAGACAAGCCAATGATGACAGCGGAAGCGGTCGAGGCCATGGTGGCGGCAAAGGTAGAAGCAGCCTTAAAGGCAGCTAAAGCGGCGAAGCCAGTGACGCAGGCAGCGGCTAAGCCAGCGCTGACAACAGCAGAGGCGAAAAAACAAGAAATTGCAAACAAGGTGGGCAAGGCATTCGATAGCTTAGCTAACCAAATGAAGAACAACTAAAAAACAAGAAAAATGGCACTTGACCCAATGACAGACGGGCTTACCCGGACAAACCCAAACGCACACGAACCAGAAAACGCACTCCAATTGTATGGAGTTAGCAAAGTGGGATGTTGCGATTTTGCAGCAGAATTTACCTGGGAAGTGGGCGGCACGCTTGCAGACCCTACCCTGGTTTTCACACCAACGGTGGGCGCAGATGACGCAGACCTTCGGTACTTTAAGTGGAAGGTACTGGATCAGTCCGGAAACGCTGCTTTTGGAGCTACCGTCCCTCCAGCAACCACGCCTGTAACCGTAAACGTTTCAGGTTTGAATTTAACAGATTTTATTCGCGTGGAGTTCCGCGCAGAGAAAACAGGAAACAGCGGCCCTTGCATCGTTTGTTACTGGGTAGAAGTTCCTGCGGGATACGTGAACGCAATGCTATCACCAGAAGCAGGTGAAGGCGCTTAATTAACCAAATAAAAGCAACTTAATAAGATGACAGTTGAAAATCAATTAGCTATAAACCTTCGTGGAACAGAGGCAAACACGCTGTTCTTCGAACCAATTTACCAGGACGCGGATGTACGTTCCGAGTTCCGTATCATTTCCAACGTAACCAACCAGCGCAAACTTGCTTTTGTGCAGGAGCTTGAAAAGATTGTCCGCGCTCATACCGGGTGTGGCTTTACTCCAGCAGGTAACGCGAAAATCTACGAGCGCACCTTAACAGTAGACCGCGTAAAGGTTAATCTTGAATGGTGCTGGGAAGAGCTGAAGGACACCGTGTACGAAGAGGCCTTGAACAAAGGAATTTCATTTCCAGACATTAACGGCACTATCTTCTTCGATATTCTGCAGACGCTTGCAACGCAGGCAATCCGCAAGGATAACAGCCGTTTGGCGTTCTTCGGTGACCGTGCCAGCTTGTCACCTGCCTATGACATTACCGATGGCCTCTGGACCGTTTACATTCCTCAATTTGTAGCGGCTAACCAAACACCATACTACAACACAGGATCTGGCGCGCCTTTGGCGGCTGGCGATGGCATCGACATTTTGCGCGCTATTTACGATGGTTCAGACGTGCGGTTGAAGGGCTTGCCAACGAACATGAAGAAATTCTATGTTAGCGGTAGCGTATTTGAGCAATACCGGGCTGACATTGAGAACGGCGGTGGCGGTGACGCAGGTATCACCGTATTGCAGAACGGACAGGAAGTATTTAGTTTCCGCGGTATTGAAGTAAAGCCAATGTGGCTCTGGGATGACATTATGACAACAGACTTCGCAGCACCAAACACACACCAGGCACTTTTGACAACTCCGCAGAACCTTGTTTTGGGTACTGACTTGCTAGACAGTACTAACGAGTTCAAGGTGTGGTACAACGATGAAGACGAAGCAGTACGCTTAAAGGCTTTGTACAAATTAGGCTTTAATGTCGTTCACCCGAGTCTAATGTCTGTAGGCTATTAATTAACAAAAATTAAACTTAGATAAAAAATGCTAACAGCAGGATATACGCAAGCCTGTACCGCTAACGCGGGCGGCGTTCGCCGGGTGGCTTTGGCTAACCGGCAGGATGTCAGCACCTGGGTAGTAGATGGAACAGGCGCCGTGACCGGTATTACCATGGTCGCGACAAAAAAATTCTACGAGTTTGAGGCGGAGCTTGAAACTATTGAGTTCATTGAGGCGGGAACGTTCGCAAACAAAACTACATTGTATGAGCAGTCCCTAGATATGACTTGGCTACCCTATGGTAGCGCGGCCCGCACTTCCTTAATGCAGTTGTATGCTCAAAGCCCTTGCGGCCTTGTCTGCATTCACCTTGAAGAAACGGGAACTGCCTATATTTGGGGTATCCTGCCAAGCGACACGGCCGAGGACAAGAAATTCGTAGTACGAATGAATACAAGCAACCGCACAACTGGCCGCGCTTTAAACGATGCCGCACAGGTGGAGTTGCAGCTAACAGCGCGCAATATCGTACCAGCTGCAATCTTTACACTTGGCTGGGCAGGTGTGCCGCTGTAAACGTTTGTAAATATTTGATAAATTATGTTTGAAATTCGCGAAGAATACCGGGACTATGTATGGCTTGGAACTTTATGCGGGAAATTTGTACAAAAAAAGCTCGGCGATTTAAGCCAGGAAGAGCTAAAAGAAATGTACAACTATCCAGTGCAGCACAAGTTCTACAAGCCAAAAACAAACAAGGCCGAAGCCAAGGCAGAGGCTAAGAAAGAGGAAGCATGAAGCAAAAGGAAATAAAAGCGAATGAAACACAAACACGCTCGGCCGGTCGTAATCGGCCGGGCGGTTTGCTTTCAAGCGGCATAGTAGCCCGCGCAAACCCAGTACTTCCGGAGGACATAGTACAGGAAACTGTAATACTCGACCCTCGGATCCACATTACGAACGAGTATGTCCGCTTCTTCAACGATGCCGACGATATGCTAAAGACCATTGTGTCCGTGGTAAATAATTCGCCTACATGCGCCGCTATCATTCAGCAGAAAACAGCGCTAATTGTGGGCGATGGTTTTACCGCCATGCTTGGCCGGGCTAATAGTGTACTGCGCACGACGCAGGGAGCAAGCCAGCCTTTGGAAGATCCGCAAGCAGTGGAGGCCTTAGATGAAAAACTGCGTGTCGTAAATGGCAACGCGGAAAGCATAGGCGAGGTGCTGGAAAAAGTAGCGCGGGATTTTGTGACCTTCGGGAACGCTTTTGTAACAATGGCCCGAACGGACGATGGCCAAGTCTTTTGCAACCATGAGCCGTTTCAAGGTGGCCGACTAGCACGCCGGAACCAACTGGGCGAAATTACGCACGTCGGTTTTGTGGAAGACTGGAAGAACTGGACATACACCCAAGCAAAAAAGGTGGCCTTGTATCCGCGATGGGAGGCCGACGAAAATGGCATAGAGCGCACCTGTATCCACATTGCCAACTATGTACCCGGGTTCGACTACTATGGTGTGCCGGACTGGATTAGCTCCCTTTTCTTTTCTTCGTTGGAGTACATGGCAGGCAGGTACAACCAGTCAAAAATTCAAAATGGCTATGTACCCAGTGGTATTTTGCAGTTTTTTGGAGCGGTAAGTGAAGAGCAAGCAGACCTTATTGTCAAGGATGCAAAAAAGCGTTTGACAGGACTTGGAAACAATAACGGTTTACTTATTCAAGTATTAAGTGACGAAAGCCTAAAGGCGGTTTTCACGCCAACGGAGCAGCAAGGGCGCGATGGGGAGTTCTTAGAACTAGCAACGGTGGCAGCGCAGGAGATTATCACCGCGCACCGCTGGACCGCTAGCCTAGCCGGCGTTGCAATAGCTGGAAAACTGGGGACAAATCAGACCGTACTACAAGAGTTTCAGATGGTGCAAAATACCGTTATTAAGCCGATACAAAATAAACTACTTGCTAAGTTTGTGAATGTGTTTGTTGCGGAAGCATCGCAAAATTCAGAAGTTTATTTGCAGTTGCTTAATTTGACACCTGTTTCATTCTTTGGAACGATTAATATAGAAACGACCTTGACGCAAGACGAAAAGCGCGCCGAATTAGGATTCCAGCCGCTGCCGGAAGAGCCAGAACAGCAAGTGCCGCCTTTGCCAAACACTAACACTCAAACACCTGGATAATGTACATACAAACGCCCACACTAATACAAGCGCAGGAGGTGGTAAACGGTGGAGTTATAAAGGCGACGCCGATGAACCCGCGTTTTGACGCTGGTATCATTAACCCGCATATTTTGGATGCGGAGATGCTGCACGTAGTGCCGATGCTTGGATCCGCCCTTTACGAAACAATGAAAACAAAAAAGGCGGGAACGGTATCGAATTATAACGGCGCAATAGCGCCAATACAAAAGGCGTTCACAAACCCGCTGGATTCAGCCTACGAGGCACTTTGGTACCAATACTTAAACACCTATTGTGCGTGGGCGGTGTATTACGAGGCGCTGCCATTTATTACGATCCAGACAGGTGTAAACGGTACGTTTTTAACACAAACAGAGTTTAGCCAAAACCCGGGCGTTTCTGCAGCTAAGTATTTACAGGACAACGTCAAACGCCGCTTGCAGTCGATGCGGGTTGCGGTCGAAAACTACTTATGTGAAAACTTTGCTAGTTTTCCGGATTTTGATAACGCGCACTGCCCTAACAACACGAACTGCGAAGGAAGCGACGAAGTGCCAGCCAATCAGATGAAAGGGTACGGCCTTTACTATGTAACGAATAACTAAAAACACCAAAAACAAATGGAAATAGAGGGTTTATACTTTGTCAAGGGCGTAGTAGCTGCCGCACTGGCCGCAATTCTTAACTATTTTCTTCCCGTTCAGCACTTTGTAGCCATAACACTAGGCTTAATTTTAGCAGATCTGGTAACAGGCATACAAGCGGCGCGAAAGCGCGGTGAAGCCATACAGAGTAAAGGTTTGCGACGCAGTAGCCAGAAGTTTATGATGTACTGCTTTGCTTTATTAAGCGCTCATAGCATCCAGGCGACCTATTTCGGCGACTTCCCGCTTGCTTACACCGTGTCGGCTTACATTTCAATTACTGAGTTTTGGAGTGTATTAGAAAACGTCGGAGCGGTAACAGGTACAAATGTGTTGGAAGCGGTGCGGGGCAAATTGAGCGAAGTATTAAAACACAAGCCTAAACAGTAGAGAGTATGGACTTTACACGACAAACAGAAAATATTAGCTTTGTTCAAGGCGACGACGTGGTATTTTCTTTGCAGTTCCAAGACTGCGACACAGGCGCGGCTGTAGATATTAGCGCATGGGTGTTTACCTGCGAAGTACGCCGGTTGCAGGACAGCAGTCTTTTAAAAACCTTAGGCATCGGTACTGGTATTGTACTTTCTGCATCCGTGCCGCTTGGCACTGTGGACACTGCTACTATTACATTCGCGGCAGCCGATACAGTGCTAAATACTTGGGATGGAGCGCAGTGGGAATTGCAAAGTGTGGACAGCTTGTCAGGCGCAAAACGCACCTGGATAGGCGGGACATTAAAGCAGCAAAAGCAAATAAACACCATTTAAACGGCGTAGCACATGGCAAATATTAAAGTATTACTACACCGGCAAAATATACAGCTAAAAGTAACACAAGGCACAGTCGGCCCTCCTGGCCCTCCGGGCGACGTCGAAGGCTGGTTAAATGCTTTACCTCTTTACACTTCAGACTTTGACGCAGCCGCGAACGCTTTGCCTCTAGGATCCTGGTATTTACTGGCAGACCCGAACGACTATGGTATTCCCGGTGGAATTCCTAAAAAAAGACAATTCTAAACAATAATATGGAGCAATTAATTAGATATTTAATTTGGTTTTTACCGCTTTTTGCAGGCTTTAATTTGCAGGCGCAAAACAATATTGTGTACGGGGCCGGTATAAGCTACACTAACGGCGTACCTAGCTGGGTGCCCAATCCGAGAACTTCGCGGGCAGCCGTGGACACCGTTACCGGCCGCTGGTACCATTTTAACACTCCCGGAGGCTGGCAGTGGATTGGCAACACAATCGAAGAAATTGCAGGGTGTGCCGCACCTGCTTACACGCCAAGCAAAGGCGATAGTAGGCTGGTGATTAACAACTGCGCAAAGCCGCAGGTTTTTTGGTATGATGGGGCCGTCTGGAAGTGGATAAACGAGGGCGAAGTTTACACAGCTGGCCAAGGCATACGCATTGAAAGCAATACAATAATCTTAGACAGCCTAAACTTTTTAGACTTCCGCACAGGGAACGCTCTGGATGGCGATGTTGGGCGCGTACAATGGAACGACACAGACGGAACGTTAGACTTAAACTTAAAGGGCGGTAATGTTACACTTCAGATAGGTCAAGAAGAGGTTTCACTTGTTAAGCACGCGGACAATTCCGGCCTAATTGAGGGGCGCGTCGTTTATATCGTTGGTTCAGATGGAGCTAATAAAACAGTGCGCTACGCCTTGGCAGACAGCGACCTAACAAGCGCAACGACATTCGGCTTAATGACTGAAAGCGCAACCGGTGGAGGAAAGGCGTTTTGTACTACCTTTGGCCTGGTTCGTAACCTTAATACGACAAACCTGACGGAGGGCGGTATAGTATGGCTAAGTGCCGATACGGCCGGCACAATGACAGCAGTCAGGCCAACGGCTCCAGATCATGGGGTAATGATTGGATTTTGTGTTCGCAAACACGCTACACAAGGCGCGATATTCGTGCAGGTGCAGAATGGATACGAACTAAACGAATTACACGACGTATTCGCACCTACACCGCTCAATGGTCAAGTTCTAACTTGGAATTCCACAAATGCACGATGGGAAGCAATAACACCGGCCAACCAACTACAAACGCTTTCAACGGATGGTAGTGCGGGCAATATCAGCATCAGCAGCGGTAACACCATAACGCTAAACGTAAACGATGCGGATGCAAGTGCTACAAATGAGTTACAAACGCTTTCAGTCGCAGCAAACACCGCAACACTAAGCAATTCGGGCGGGTCGCTAACTATTGCAGGCGCTGGTATTAATACCG